CGATACGATGCAGCACGAACGAACATAACCGCAGCGTGAGCGAACTCTATCTGCGCAAGCAGCCGCTCCTTCTTCAGCGATGCCCGAAAGATACGCAACTCAACTGTGTTGAACTTGCGCCCACCCGTGTCGTACTGCCGCCAGTTGAGACCTAAGCGAATCATCTCGTCCTTGTCCATGTTGGTGACGTTGACCATGCGGTAACGCGATGGGTCTTTGCCCTTGACCGCCTTGGATGGGTCAGTGATGATGCTTTGATGCTCAGCGGCGCAGTAGTTGCGGGCTTGGTCGTCCATCTTTGGGTGACGTCCGGCTAGGCTGCGTATGAAGTCCGCGTTGTAGTCAGAGTTGATGAAGATAAGAAACTTACCCAACGTCATCTGTGTAAACGCACGCGAGTCAATGTGAACATGAAGCCCGCACTGCTTGGCATTCCATGCACGATACGTAGGCTTGACATCCCACGCCTTGAACCTGCGGATGTGCTCATCAAGGCCACGCGGCGCAGTGACAATCTCAAAGCCGTCGCTAGGCAGCGAGCCATCAGACTTACAGATTATGTAGTCCTCGCCCAACCTAGAACGAACGTCTGAGACCGCCTCGTCAACCGAGGAGCGAGAGCCCGCGCACATCTCCAACTCAACGCCCATCGTGAAGTTGCCGAACTTGCTGGACTGAATGCTCCTGTCCGATTCAATGTGGCGCAGCACGTTGGTGCTGTATGACATAAGGTCGTGCGGCTCGTAACCATCGTCGTCCTCGTCATCATCGTCTCTGTGTTCCTCGTACGAGTAGTACAGGTCATCGCTCTCGTGGTAATACGCATCGTCACGCGGCCAGTACTCGCCGATGTCCTCAACGTGAACTGCATCATCTGAGAAGCACGAGTTACACCATGTGTCATTACGCACAGCGTGCGCGTCGCCTCGCGCCTCAAGATGCCCGCAGTCGCATTTGATTATCTCGTCGAACCCAAGCTCCTCGTATCGAGCAATCGCCTCGTCTGACACAAAGTCATTGCGCACGTTGAACAAGCTGCGTATCTTGTATATCAACTCGCCAGTATCGAAGTCCTGCGCCACGATGCTTTCCTTGATAAACGCGTTGACACTACGACGCGTAAACAGAATGGATTCATACGAACGCGCATTTAACTTAACGCCCTTGTAGTAGGCATAGCATACTGATGAACTACTTGAACTGCGATGCCTTTCAATGAAGCGGTCGATGTAAGACTCGACGCGTGATTCAATCCTGATGCGCTTGGTGTAGCTCGTTACGTCTGTCCAAAACCTGCGCATCAGATTCTCAAGCGAACGCCTCACGGCGTTGTCATCTGTGCTAATGAACCATTCAACACCCATCCAGCCATCAAGCGTGTTGACAATATCTAAGGCTTCTACTTGTGCCTCGAACAGCGGTTTATAAGTACCGATAAGCCCTGTCAGACGATGCGCCAGCTTGGCTCTTACGACTGCCGTTATGTCAGCCCCAGCAGCCGGAAACACCCCAGCATCGTCGGCCAAACAAATCGGATGGCTGCTGAGCAAGTCGCTTGTGTAACGCTCCTCGTTGTAGCCCGCCATGTAGCGGCCGTCGGTGACAATGAAATACCGCCCAATATAAGAGCGGGATATGGAATCATTTTGAACACGTAATGCATAAAATTTAAGCATGATATTTTCCTTGAGTTAAGTTATTGACGAATATCCATTTGGGGTACTAGCCCTGCGTTTAGTTTTATTGAAGCGCTCCTAAGTTGATCTCATTGAGAGGGTGAAAGAAAATAGTTGTGCCTATGCCAGCGTAGTGCTTTAACTCCCACCCATGAAACACGAGGTCAAAGCCCCCGTCCTTCATCTCACGCAGGACTTCATCGCATACGCTGTCAGGCATATCCTTGGGCAGGATCAAGCACTTGCGCTCGATGTACTCACCCTTGTCTGTTTTGATTTCTACTACCGCTGTGTGTGCTTTCATTTTCATACTCATATCGTTTCTCCTTTAAGGTTTAGTAAGCCACTTCTGCAATGCGCGGATGGCTACGTCAGGCGCTGCATCCCCACGCACACCCAAATCACGCTCGCTGAAGCACGTAGTACCGCCCCATTCAGGGCACGCGTCAAGCGGTACGTCTATAAACACCCAGTCTTCGCCGTCCCATTGGGCCGTTGTGTCTAACCATGTTTTCATTTGCTTTCTCCTATTTACTAACACAGCGTGAGACGGCACGCTGCTAACCGTTTGGTGTTGAACCGTTCAACACCTAAATTTGCTCGGTTTTGAGCCCATGCCATGTGCGCGGCACGGGGTCTTGTGGTTTTAGTCGGTCGATTTGGTCAAGGGCGTGTCTAATTTTTGACACCCGTTGAATGTATTTTTCGCTCTGAGGCGCGGCAGCTAGCATCCTTTGGGCAGTGGCAAGCTCAACTAGTGTGCGCGCCCTGAGCCGCGTTACCTGTGCCGTGGCCAACTTGGCGCTGCGTTTGAAGGGCACAAAGGTTTTACTATGCGGGACGCGGGGTATGGCATCAAACAAAAGTATTACGCGCTCTTGGATGTGCGCAGGAACCCAGTCTACCCAGTGCGTGCCGCCGTTGGGGATGTTGCGCGCCTTGGCCGCTTGACCGGGCGTTTGCTTGGACTTTTTAATGGCGGTTAGCTTTTCCTGTAGCTTGGCCAGCACTATGTCGTAGGCTTGCAGCGCTTGGGCTTTAGCTGTTGAACCGTTCAACACCTGTGCTTTGTTGTAGCGGATGCTCACGCGTAGGGTTTGACGCTCGGCTCTTAGGTCATGGAGCATGGGTTGCCATTGCTCGCGTTGGCGTGCTCGACTTAGGACTGCGGCGCGTTGGTGGGCTTTGTTCTCGCGGACTGTTTCTTCGATGCTTTGTATGGTTTGCGCAGGTAAATTGCGCTTTAGTAGGGTGTTGTGTAGCTTATTGTGGGGCATTTTGCTCAAGTGTGCGTATCTCATAGCATCCTTTTTTAAGAGAAAGTTTTGTAAGTCATTGAATCATAAGGTAAAAGTGTATTGCTGGCACTAAGTTAACTGGTAAGTACCCCTGATAATTAGCAAGCGTACCGCAAAGAAATCACTGTAAGCTATTGAATCATAAGGGGAAAGTTAAGAACTGTCCACCAAAAAACTATTTTACGGGAGTATTATAGCGCCAAAGTAAAAGAGCCAAAGACTAAAAGAGGAAGCAAAAGGAACGGGAAGAAACAAAAGAAAAAAACCTTACTATCTATAATATATATTATATATAGTTGTAGTAGTGCCAAGCGTAGCGGAAAGCCTTTATAAATCAACGACTTACGCTGATTTCTTTGCGGTACGCTGGCTATAAGTGTTGTGCGACCACTTTTTTGTGGCTGTTGAACGGTTCAACACCTAGAGCGTAGGGGTTTTACGCCATAGCGCCAGTCACGTAGGGCTTCGCGTGCGGCGCAGCGCTCGGCTTCAAGTAGGGCAAGTCTACGGCGCTCGTTGGTCTTGGCTTGCTCGGCCATCTCGTCGCGCAGTAGGCGTAGCTTGTCTCGGTAGTATTGGGTTGTGTGTTTGGGCATGGGTAAATACTCCTATTGTTAAAACGTGACTGCTCAGTCACAAAATGGACTAAGCGTTCGGGAAATGAACTCGATAGACACAAAACAGAACACCGCGTCAGCCCCATTGACAGGGCCGAGCGCGGCGGACAAATAGCTGTTGAACTGTTCAACACCTGATTTACAGGGACTTCACAGCGGCCACCAGTGCCTTGGCGTCACCGCCAAAGGCTTTCAACGCGGCCTCAATAGCTTTCAACTGCTGCGCAGTAATCTCGATGCTCGCTGACTCTTTCTCTTTGCGCTTGGCCGCCGCTTTCTCGGCTTGGCCATTGACAACCCGAACCAGATAGTTAACCCGATTCGCTTCGCTGCTGCCCGCCGTGAATACCAGAGTACCGCGATACTCATGCGGTGCTTTCCCTGCGGCCTCTGACACGTAGGCCACCGCAAAGGGTTTCACATCCGCGCCAGTAATCCCAAGCTCGGCTAGTTGCTCGGTGAAATCCTGCGATTCAATTGCTTTGAATACAGTACAAGCGCCAGCGTATGCAGTAGCGTTGGCAGTGATGAATTTAGAAACGAGTGCTTTAGACATAGTAAATCTCCAAGAGTAAAAACAATAAAACATTAGGTGTTGAACTGTTCAACACCTAACGACCGAACCGAACCCCGATTCAGTAATGCCAGCTTATCAAATGGGGGTATATTTGGCAGGTCAGGGCAATGTCGCGACCCCACCATACCCCCATGCACCTCCTTTGACCCATTGGCTGTGACGTGGCCATGAACACTGTTTTGCACCCGCAAATCAAAATCGCAAAAATCCCAAGCCACCCCGTCACCAAAATACCAGCCCCAACAAAAATTTTTCTAAAAATCCCAGAAAGTATCTTGTCAAACTTTAGACAACCAAGCATAAAAAAACCCCCGGGCATAACTCCGGGGGTTCAAGGAGAGGTCGTCAAACCTACTCAAGGAGAAGCAAATGGGCAACCTGTTGCACACTTACCGAAAAGTAGTGTACATTAACGCATCGAGGTTTACAAGGGCCTTCGCATGTTAGAGCATTTAATTGATTTCGAGCCGGAGGTAGCAAGCAGCTTCCCCGAGTTCGCGCAAACCGAAAAAGTAGGCGTCACCAAAATCGTGGACGCCAAAGTAAGCACGTCTGACTGGCTCAAGGATATGGGCGCGGTCGATACTGACACGGCTGTAGATAAGGCGCAAACCCAAGCAGCACGTAAAGCATTCACTAATATAGTAACCGGCCAGCCAGCCGAACTAACCAAAGACTCCTTGGCCGAAATACAAGCCCCTGCTGCGGTGCAGCATTTAGTAGGGATGCTAACTGCCTATGACTGGGAGTTTGTCCACCAAGCGCAACAGCTTCGGGGATATTGCGTGGCCCAGTTGGTAGAAGAAACCAAAAACCCCAGCGCCAGTATCCGGCTCAAAGCGCTAACCGCGCTTGGTAAAGTAACCGAGGTGGGCTTATTTACCGATAAGATTGAAATCAAGCAAGCCGAGATGAGCGATGCGCAGATTGAACAACGCATTAAAGACAAGCTGGCAAGATTCATGCAAGTGGTAGATGTAGTGGATGTTTCGGAAGTGTCGGATGCCCCAGACGCTTGAGTCCTTTACTACGCTGACAAAAACTGAGTTGGAAGCAATTCAGCGGGCACTGCCCACTATGTCGCTCAAGGACAAGATGGAGTTGTTTGAAGATTTGGACATCCGCGAAAAGCGGGCTTCTTTATTAGCAGCCAAGACCAGCATGCTTGGTTTTGCCAACGGCGTATATCAGGGGTTTAAGATTGGGCCCCACCACCGCAAACTGGCCAAGATATTTACGGACGTGATTGAGGGTAGGAAAAAGCGGGTCATTATTAATATTGCGCCACGTATGGGTAAGTCTGAGTTTTCATCCTACCTGTTCCCCGCCTACTTCCTTGGTAAATACCCGGACAAGAAAATTATTATGGCCACGCACACTGCGGGTCTGTCCGAAGACTTTGGGCGTCGGGTACGTAACTTAATTGACAGCGAGGAGTACTATGAAGTTTTTCCACAGACGCTGGTGGCGGACGATCAAAAGGCGGCTGGAAAGTGGTCTACTTCCGCTGGAGGACAGTATTACGCTGCTGGCGTGGGCGGTGCTCTTGCTGGCCGGGGTGCTGATCTTTTTGTAATTGATGACCCGCATTCTGAGCAAGACGTAAAAGCCAATAGCCGACTTGCCTTTGATACCGCATGGAGTTGGTTCCAGACCGGCCCGTTGCAGCGCCTGATGCCCGGAGGGGCAATTATTGTGGTCATGACGCGCTGGGGCAAACTAGACCTGACCGGGCGGTTGATCGACTACCAGACCAAAAACCCCGAAGCCGAGCCGTGGGAGATCGTAGAGCTACCTGCCATACTCAATGAGGGTACAGAAAACGAGAAGTCCCTCTGGCCAGAGCAGTGGCCGTTGGCCCAGCTAAAGACAACCAAGGCTAGCATTGATCCGCAGTACTGGAACGCCCAGTACATGCAGCAGCCCATATCCAATAACGCAGCCGTAATTAGCCGAAAGCTTTGGCGCACATGGACAGCCAATGATCCCCCACCTTGCGATTACATAATTCAATCTTGGGATACTGCACACGAAACCAAGAACAACTCGGACTACAGCGCCTGCACAACGTGGGGTGTGTTTTATAACGAAGAAGAACGTGAACAGGCGCAGATTATCTTGCTCGATGCTTTCAAAGAGCGCATGCAGTTCCCAGACTTAAAGGCCGCAGCACTTAAACATTACCGGCAGTGGGAGCCCGATGCGTTTATCGTGGAGAAGAAATCTGCGGGGGCTCCTTTGATTCAAGAACTACGCCGCATGGGTATACCGGTGCAAGAAACAAACCCCAGCCGGGGTAACGACAAGATGGTG